TGGCTTTGACATTATGGATCAATGGGTAGATGCAACAGGAAAACCAATCCTACAACCAAATCCAACTGATCCAACTAAAAAAATGTTATCAGGAATTAATATCGAAGTTTATGCCAACACTAACATTCCAGATGAAGATGGTGCATCACCAGTTTACATTGGTAATTTAGAAGAAGCTATCAAGTTTATGGATAGAGAAGAAATGGCACTTGCTGTGTCAAAAGAAGCTGGGTTCACAAAGAATTTAACATTAATTCGTGCAATCCAAAGAGATGATGTTGTTACAAAAGATACAAAATCATATTTAAATATCAAATTAACAGCACCAACAGAAAAACCAGTTGTTTATGTTAAAAATGTAACAGAGGCAGCAACTACATCAGTAGAACCAACTACTCCTGCATATAATCCAGAAACTCCAACAACAGGAGATGAAGGAACACAAAACCCAACAGAATAAGAGAGGCTAATAACCTCTCTTGATTTATTAAGGAGATGAAATCATGGTGGATTTAAAGAAAGCAAAAGAATATTTGCGAATTGATTATGAAGAAGATGATGAATTTATTCGTTCGTTAATAGCAGGATCAAAGATTTATCTAGAAAATGCTTGTGGAAAATTTACACCAAGCGAATTGTCAGACATTGCTCAATTATTACTAATAGAACACTGGAATGACAATCGAACAATCATAGGTACAGTAAATGACTCAATAAAACATAGCGTGGATGCGATTATTTTTCAAATGAGATACTGCGGTCAGGTGGAAGAAGATGAATCCGGGGAAACTCAATAAAAAAATTGAAATAAAAAAGTTTCAAAATCATATTGATAGCGAGGGCATCGAACAAAAAGAATGGGTAACATTACGAATATTATTCGCAGCAATAGAAGATAAGATAGTAAGAACTACTAACGAAGACAATTCGGTTGTAACTCAAGTAGAAACCAATATGACAATAAGAAAAAATTATAAATCATTATGCAGTAGTGACATTCAAATAGTGTACGAGAATCGCGTTTATAATGTTCTTGATATTTATGAAGTTGATGAAAATTACATAAAACTAATAACTAAAGGCGAAAAATTATATGGCAGCAAGACTTGATTTTGATGGGCTAGATGCAATTGTAAATGACCTAAACAAAATGAGTGAAGTGCTAGATAGTAACATGATTGATGATGCATTGGAAGAAGCAATCCAACCAGCATACGAAACAGCAAAAAAAACTGCTCCACGAAATAAAAAAGGACACGTAGGAAAGTATGGAGATGGACACATGGCTGATAACATCCCATTAAAGTTAGTGAGAGAAAATGGATTCAGGAGTATCGAATATGGGTGGGAAAAGTCAGACAGAAGTGATTACTACTATGCCAAGTTTATAGAGTGGGGAACATCGAATCAAAACTATCCCAAAAAACCATTTATGAATAAGTCAATGAGTAAAAATAAAAATAAATGTTTTAATGTTTTTTCAGAAAGAATAAGAAAGGAACTCGGACTATGAATATAAGAGAAAAGACAAAAAGAGCTCTCGATAAATTAACAATCCCTAGTGGTTATCAAGAAATCGTTAATCCGCCAGAAACATACATAACATTTTTTGAATACGATTATGAATACGAATATTCGGAAGATGAAGTAATACCGGCAGTATACATAATGCAGGTAGATTTATGGACTAAAAATCCAAAATACAAAAACATAGAAAAAGAAATCATACAGGCAATGCTCAATGAAGATTTTTTGCTTGATGATGAAGAAGATTTATATGAAAGAGAAACTAAAATTTATCATAAGGCATTTCGTTTCAAATTAGAAAATATAAAGGAGGTTGAATAAGATGCCAGCAGAAAATAAATCAGTAACCCCAAGACAAATTGGGTTAAAAGATGTACACGTTGCACTAATCACTAGTGATGGTTCAAGTGGAACAGTGTACGAGAAACCAATCAAAATTAGTAGAGCAATCACTGCTAAAATCACTCCAAGTGTGAATAGTGAAACTTTGTATAGTGATGATGGTGTTGAAGATGAACTAACAGCATTCGCAGGATGCGAAGTAGAAATAGAGCAAAATGCACTAACACTAGAACACAGAGCATTAATTCTAGGAAAGAAATATTCCAATGGAGAATTAGTAGAAAATAGCGGAGATAAAGCTCCAAAACTTGCTTTATTATTTAGAAGTGAAAAATCAAATAGCACTAAAGCAAAACCAGTATATCGTTATTGTGTTTTATACAAAGGTGCATTCAATGAAATCGAAGATGAATACGAAACAAAAGGAGAAAAACCTAATAGTAAAACTACAAAAATTAAAGGTAAGTTTTATGATCGTGAAAGCGACGGTAATTGGAGAATGATGTTGGATACTGATGCAGATGGTGTAGATACAGCGAAACTTGATGCGTTCTTCACATCAGTTCAAGAACCAACAGCACAATAAGAATAGAATAGGAGAAACTAGAAATGAGTAAACATAAAAATCATAGTAATTACAATAGACAAAAAAGAGTAACAGGAAAAGATTTACAGCCACAATCAACAACAATTGAATTAAAAGGTCGTAAGTATGAAATGAACTTTGACTTGAATGCGATGGCAGAATTGGAAGACATTTTCGGTTCATTACAAATTGCAATTGCAGAATTAAAGAAAAAGAAATTGAAAGCTGTGAGATCATTCCTGTATTCAGTTTTAAAATCAACTGATGAATCATTAACAGAATTTGAAGTTGGTAAATTAATAGACATGAATAATTTTACAGCAATAGAAAAAGCAATTACTAAATTAATCAATAATGCGTTCGAGGAGGATGAGAATGATGAAAAGGACACGTCAAGTGGAAAAAACGAACAACCGGATCATCAGACTCAAGCATAGATTGGGAATGGCTTTTTTATTTAGGTAAAGAAATCCTAAAATTGAGTGACTATGAATTTTGGAGAAGCACGCCAAAACAAATAGCGATTAAATCTAGAATTTATGCGAGATTTAGAAATCAAGCAAATGATGATCCGGTGGAGGAGGTACAGTTCGGTTACATTGATGATGTCTTCTAGAAAAGGAGATAAGCTATGGCGAATTGGAAACTAAAAGTCGGAATGCTTTTTGATTCCAAGGAATTCGAACAAGGAGTCCAAAGAATTGATAAGCAATTAAAAATATTGGATAGCGAATTAAAAGTGTCACAAAGTTCAGTTAAAAACTTTGGAAATACTTCTGAACAATTAAAAACCAAGGCGTCATCCTTGTCCGAAAAAATAGAACTTCAAAAAAAGAAAGTTGAAGGATTACGCAAGGCATATGAAGAATCAGTAACAACCAAAGGTAAAGATGCTAATGCTACTCAAAATTTAGAAATTAAAATGAATAATGCGACAACCGCATTAAATAATATGGAAAGAGAACTAAAAGAAGTCAAGGAAGAATTGAAACAACAACCAAGTCTCCTTGACAATTTTAGTAATAAAGTGGATTCCTTAAATGCAAAACTTTATACATTTGGAGATAGAGTTGAAAGACTAGGAAATAGCCTAACAACAAAACTAACTGGTCCAATAATCGCAGCTACAATGGCAGGCGTAAAAATGGCATCAGACCTAGAAGAAACCTTGAGTAAAACAGAAGTTGTATTTGGAGAGTGTACAGACACAATCCTAGAGTGGAGTAAAACATCGTTAACAGCGATGGGATTATCTCGTCAAAGTGCATTGGATGGTGCTGCTTTATATGGGGATATGGCGACAGCACTTGGACTAACAAAAGAAGAAGCATCAGGAGTATCGATGCAATTAGTTCAATTAAGTGCGGACATGGCATCATTTAAAAATACCTCTCAAGAAATGGCACAAACTGCATTGGCAGCTATATTCACAGGAGAAACAGAAGCCTTAAAAAAATATGGTATCGTAATGACAGAAACCAACTTGCAGGAGTTTGCATACACGCAAGGAATCAAGAAAAAAATATCAGCAATGAACCAGCAAGAAAAAGTAATGTTGCGACTTGCTTATGTACAAGAAGTTACAAAAAATGCTAGTGGAGACTTCCAAAGAACCAATCAAGGATTCGCCAACCAAACGAGAATCCTAACAGAAGGAATAAAAGAACTAGCAACAATACTAGGGAATAACCTACTACCACAGGCAACGAAAATATTACAAGTAGTAAATGGTTTAATTGCTAAATTTGCAGAAATGGATGAAGAAACACAAAAGACAGTAATAAAGATGGGAGCATTCGCTGCATCGATAGGACCTGGATTAATTGTTATTGGAAAACTAACAAAAGGTGTGTCTTCAGCATACAGTGGAATCAATTTGTTGACTCAAAAATTAGGAGTTGCAACAACAGGACTAAAAACATTCGCTACGCACATGGGAACATCATGTACTAGTGCAATTAGCAAGTTTGTATCAAAAATTCCATACCTTGGAACAATAGGAGATGCAATCACAAGTAAGATAGCCCCTTTGACAAGCAAAATAAGCGGTTTCTTCGCTCCTTTGACAAATAAGGTAGGAACAGCCCTGGCTCCAATGATTGCGAAAGTACAGCAGGCTTTTGGACGCCTAGGAACGATAGCAACAACAGGTGCTAATAAATTAAAAAAAGTCGCTACACTTGCTATGAAACTTGTAGGACCATTTGCGATAGTAGGACTACTACTTGCAGGGTTAGGATTAGCACAAAGCCAGTTTGGTGCTCAATTGGATCAATTTTTAACAATTGCGGTTGAAAAAGCACCAACCATCATTCAAGGTTTTGTCAATATGATTACAGCAGAAATCCCAAGGTTGATTCCATTAGGATTAGACCTACTCATGAGTTTGCTTGATGTAATAATTGCTAATGTCCCAGTTTTAATTGATGGGGCGGTTTCGATTATCATAACATTGGCTCAAGGGGTTGGCGATAATGTTGAAATTTTGCTTTCAAAAATGCTCGATGTCATTTTTATGTTAGTAGATAAAATAATTTCTAACTTGCCTTTGATTTTAGAAACAGGATTGAAGCTACTACTTGCATTGACTCAAGGTATAGTCAATAACATCGATAAAATTATTGATGGTATTTTATCGGTAATTTTAAGTTTAATTGATTTTATATCCTCAAACTTGCCATTATTAATTGATATGGGAATCAAGCTAATCATCGCTCTGGCTCAAGGGCTTGTGAAGGCGATTCCAAAGATTATAGAATCAATCCCATTAATAGTGACTGCGATTTTTGATGCATTCAAAAAGATAGACTGGGGTAGTATTGGTAAATCAATTATAGATGGATTAGTTGCAGGATTAAAGGCAGCGAAAGATTTAGTAGTTAACACTTTGAAAAGTATAGCTACCGGGGCTATTGATGCATTTAAAAAGTTTTTTGGAATCAAATCACCATCTCGTGTTTTTATGACTTTCGGAAATCAGATCGATCAAGGACTTGCTATTGGACTTGATGATAACCTAGATAAGGTAGAAGATTCGATGGATAACCTAATGAATACAATTAACTTTGTTCCAGATGGATTGGATTATGAATTGACAGGATTAAATCCAGCTAGAAAGAATAGTGTGTCACAGGTTAATAACAATACTAAAACTACAACAAATAAGAATGTTAATATTTATTTAACAATAGAACATTTTGAAAACAATAGAGAGCAAGATGTTGAAGAATTAATGGCAGAAATGGAATACATAGCCAAGAAAGAATTAATTGGAAATGGAGGTACTGCATAATGAAACCATTTTTTATTTATAAAGGTGTCAATTCCAGAGAAATGGGCATTTCAATATTAAAGTTACCACCAAGAATCAAACCAGAACGCAGGGGCGAAATGATAACCGTCCCTGGACGTGATGGTTTTTTATTTGAAAGTGATAATGGATACAATGGTAAAACATTAGAAATTGAATGTACATTCCTACCACCAGATAATAAAACTAAAGAAGAAATAGATAAGATGATAATGGAGATTTTAGTGTGGCTAGATGGTAATGGTGATCTAATATTTTCTGATTATCCTGATTATTATTACGAAGCAAAAATAATCAATGCAATCCCAATAGAACGCCTGTTTAAAAGGTATCGTAGATTTATTATTGCGTTTGAAGTTCAACCATTTTCAAAAAGTGTGAAATCGTATGTTGTGAACAAAACAACAACAGAGGAAGAAACGATAAGTGTAGAAACATACTACGAAACTCCACTGAAAGTAAACCTTGAAGCAACAGGAAATGTTGAAATCCACATAAATGGAACAATTATGCATTTTGATAATTTATCAGTTCCTATAGTTATAGATGGAGAACTTATGAATGTTAGTGATGGAAATGGAAATAACCTAAATTCATTGATGACAGGAGATTATCCTAAATTGAAACCAGGAAACAATGTTATTAGTGTTTTATGTGAAGAATCGTCAACATTTACTAACATGGAAATAGAGTATAGGAGTTTCTGGTTATGATTAGATTATATGATAAAAAAGAAACAAACTTCCAACACAATGGAATAGGAATACTAAAGGATGTAATATCATGCACTTGCACAGAAGTCCTAAATGGGAAATACGACCTTGAATTTGAATATCCTGTAAGTGGAGCGTTTATAGAAAAAATAGTTGAAGAAAACATAATAAAAGCTCCAGTAGGAAATCCTAGTGGAGAAGATCAGTTATTTAGAATTAAGTTAATATCAAAACAACTAAAAAGAATTAAAGTGTACGCCACGCATATTTTTTATGATCTTGCTGATAACTTCCTAGAAAATGTAGCACCAACTCAAAGGGATGGAGATAGTGCAATAAAGTGGATAAATGAAAGAACAGTGTACGCGAATGACTTTATTTGTTCTTCGGATATTCTCAAAATAGCATCAGCTAGGTACGTAAGAAGAAATTATGTTGATGCATTAATTGGAAGTGATAATTCATTCGTGAATGTGTGGGGTGGAGAACTTCACAGAAACAATAAAACATTTTCAATTAATACCAATAAGGGATTAGACAGAGGCGTAGAAATACGATATGGAAAAAACATGAAAGAAATTACATGGGATATAGATATAACAGGTGTAGTTACACGAATATATCCTGTAGGATTTGATGGATTGTTATTACCGGAAATGTTTGTAGAAAGTCCATTGATTAATAATTACATTCATCCAAAAATCCAAAAATTAGAATTCCCAGAAATTAAGATAGATGAAGAAAATGGAATCACAGAAGAAATGGCATTGGATGAACTTCGACAAGCAGTATACGATCAATTTAATCAAGGAATCGATAAACCAATGATATCGGTACAAGTGGATTTTTTAGAATTATCAAAAACAGAAGAATATAAAAGTTTATACTCATCGATGGAAAAGATTTATTTGGGAGATTACGTAAATGCAATTGTTCCACATTTAGGTCTAAAAGAAAAGTTGAAAGTTATATCAACAACTTATGATGTACTAGCAGAAAAATACATTGAGTTCGAATTATCAAATAATGATAAAAAAGAAAGTAGTTTTATAAATGCGACTAATCAGTTAATTCAAAAATTAGAAAAATCAGATTTGAATATTTTGAATAGTGCCAAACAAGATGCTACTACGCAAATACTAAATGCGATGGGTGGTTATGTTTATAAAACAAGAAACGAGTTATTTATAATGGATAACGAAAATCCGAATGAAGCTCAAAAAGTGTGGAGATGGAACATAAATGGGCTTGGTTATTCATCCACAGGAATAGGTGGTCCTTATGGAATTGCAGTAACATCAGATGGACAAATAGTAGCTGACTACATTACAGCCGGACAAATGTCGATAGAAAGAATAACAGGATTATCAGATACATTGAATAGTTTAGTGTTAGACATAGAAGGATTTAAATTTGATGTTCAAACTAGTGGAGGTAATAATTTAATTATCAATAGTGTGGGATTTGCTGAATTTCAAAATTGGACTAAAACAGGAAATGTAGAACACATAAGTAATACAGAATTAACTTCGAATGGTTCAAAATCAGGTGGTGCTTTTTTATTTAACAATGGAAGCATTAAACAAAGAATATCAGTAAAGCCAGATGATGAATCAATTCCAGCAAGTGAGAAAACATACTACACGTTTTCAACAATAATAAAGAAATCACTAATTGGTAATTGTTATTTTAAAATAACAAATGATTTAGAAGAATACATTATTCAAATACCAGAAAATGAAGAAGTTTTTTATAAGGAATACATAATAAAAGGATTGCTACCAAAGCAGTCCTTTTATGATATTGAGATTTATGGTAGCGAAGATAGTGATGCCACATTTACAGATAACATGTGTAATGTTGGTGCGATAAAAACTGCATATCAACAAGCGGCAGGAGAAATCCTAAATTCACAAATTAACATCAACAATAATGGTGTGCTTGTTAAGTCCAGCATATACGCTGGGAGTTACACAGTAATGAGTCCATTAGAATTCGCTGGTTATTCAAAAGTAAATGGAAATATAAAAAGAGTGTTCTCATTAAATGGAGATACAACAGAGGTGGAGAAATTAAAAGCAAATTCACAAATCTCAATGCCACCAATAAAAATTATAGCAAGAACCACAGGATCAAAACCTGGATGGTATTGGGCAAAAGATACAGGAGGTAGCTAATGGCACGATTATACACTTATTACATAGGGAGTGGAAGTAATACTCCATACGATCCCGATACGAGATTTTATTTTGATTATACTTATACCCAAAATAAAACAAATAACACATCAACGCTAACAGTAAAAGCATACATCCAAGTTTATGATAATAATTTATTATTCCACCAATCTGGTGTAAATGCACATTTTAAATTTGCAGGTACTTGGTATACAATAGCATCAGAAAAAATCTGGGGAATAAATGGTGCTGGAAGCGTGTTGATAGGAACTAGAAGTGTAACATTTACTCATAACAACAACGGAACTTTGAGTGGCTCGTTTCAATGTCGTGGTGGTGGTAGTTCATTTAGTGACTCGTATTACTACACGTCGAACATTACACTAACATTTACAACAATTCCTAGGTATGCAAATATAACTAAATTTACAGGAGCAGCAACAGGATTACAATCAATGAATATAACGTGGGAAGCTGATGCATCGTGTGATAGCATTCAGTATAGATTAAATGGAGGTGCTTGGACTAATCCAACAGGAACAACCTATCCAACATTTTCAATAACGGGATTAGCACCAAATACGCAATACACAGTAGAAATACAAGTACGGCGAACCGATAGTCAATTGTGGACTGCTAGTTCAGCAATTTATGTCACCACACTCGATATTGCCCGGATAACTAGTGGAACTCCAAATTTTAACATTGGAAATAGTTTGGCGATAACATTTAGTAATCCATCAGGGGCAACAACTAATATAAGAATTGAAACATTGAATCCAACAACAAATAGAATAACAAGAAATAATGTAACATCACCTTATACGTTAACATTTACTCAAGCGGAAATTGATTTGTTACATAGTTGTACACCAAATAGTAATTCACTAACAATTAGAGTGGTAGTGGACACAGTATACAATGGAAGCACTTACAATCATTGGGTTGATGGAACAGCGAAGGTGGTAGATAAAAACCCCACATTTGCAACATTTGCTTATTTAGATACAAACTCATCAGTGGTATCCATAACTGGATCAAATCAATACATAGTAAAAAATAAATCACAATTAAGAGTAGTAATATCAGCAACCAATAAGATGGTAACAAAAGCTAGTGCTACCCCAATAAATTATTTAGTAACTTGCGATGATAAAAGTAAGTCAGTTAATTATTCAACGTCAGACATTAATGTTGATTTAGGAATGATAGTAAATGCTGGTACAAAAAGATTATCAGTAAAAGCAATTGATAGTAGAGGCAACAGCACAACAGTGTACTATGATATTACAATTTATGATTACAACAAACCAATAATAAATGTAATAGCTACCAGGTTAAATGATTTTGAAAACCAAACGACAATTCAAACCAATGGTACGTTTAGTTTATTAACAATAGGTGGAAGCAATAAAAATACAATTGCAGAATCCAACATAAAATACCGCTATGCCCAAGCAGGAGCAACAATGCCTACTACATGGACAACAATGACAAGAACATTAACTAACAACACATATTCATGTAGCAACATAGTGTTGAATTTAGATAATACAAAAGCATTTAATATTGAAATCCAAGTAACAGATAAACTTGATACTACAATACTTACAATTTTAGTTGATGTAGGTCAAGAATTAATGTACTTGAATTCAGAAACTGGCGACCTTGATATAAAAGGTAATTTTACAGCCGGTGGAAACATTAATGGTCAAAACATTAGTGGTCAAAATATTTCTGGAACTAGTGTGACTGCTACTACAATTTCAGGAACAAATTTATATTCAAATAATAAAAAAGTAACGATACTGGAAAGTGCTGATAATAGTTCTGCGAATGCAAATGATATAACACAAACATCAATTTATATGATGACTGGCGGAACAGCAGCCAATATGCCTACAAGCAATTGGATGTTTTTATTTACATTACAGGATAGTAGAGCTGGAAGAAACATTACACAGTTAGCATTTGATGATGTTTCAAATAGAATGTATACCAGAAATAGAAATGGAGATGGTGTATGGGCTGCATGGAAACAACTTGCAATGATAAGCTACGGAACTGCATCACCAGGAACTTTGATGGATGGAGAAATATACATAAAATACTAGGAGAACAAAATGGGAAGATATGATGATAGATTAACAGTAGGCGCAGGTGGTAATAAAACCTGTGCCAATTTATACTTGGGAACATCAGGTGGAAATGTAGACCTTGGAAATAATACTAGTTATAACAAACAAGAAATGTATATAGGAACATCAAGTGGAAATAAAAGAGTAACTAGAGTAAGAGAAGATTATACCATTTATGGAGATAAATACATTTATGGACCATTGACACAAACCTCATCAACACAGCATTTTTGCAATTGTACGGTTGTAAGTAGTACGAACCGATTATATTGTGGATTTAAAGGCTGGATTTATGTTAATTCAGGAATATCATCAGACCAAGTAATATGCCAACACACAGTAGGTTCAACTTGCTACTGGAAATTATTAATTACATCCTCCGGACAATTAAAGTTTCAAGATAGATACAATAGTGGAACAATTCAAACAGGATATGGGAAAACAATGAGTTTTAA